TCAGACGGAAGGTTGCCATCGCGCACATCCTTCGCGGTGCAGTAGTCCTGGACTTCCGCCGCTTCCTTGAGGCTTCCGTCTTTGGAGGAGTAATACTGCCGCATACCGACGACGATACCAAGACCCTTGCCGACAAGACACTGCGGGTTCGCCCAATTGAAAGCGAATCCCTTGTTCGTCTCCTCAACGCGAGTGATGAAGCGCTTGAACATCCACATGGCCTTGTTGGTGTAGTACACGCGGAACTTGTAAGACCACGAACCCCATTTTTCGTAGTTCTCGACGGCGATGCCTTTGTACTCGCCCTCGGCGATCTCGTATTCAATCTCAAGGAACTGCTTTTCCTCGTCGTCCGTGACCTTCTTGATCTGCGCTACATACCCGCCCATCGGGAGGCGACGGGTCATGCCGTCTGCATTGATCTCATCATAATTCGCTGGTTTCTGTACCATAGTTGTTTAATCTCCTTTTTAATAATTAATTATGTTGGTAAACTCCCCCACTGAGTCGCCATCGCCTTGGCAAACCCAGGGAATGTCTTGGAGCGGAATGCCGCTCGCTGCTCCTTCGGCATACTCCATGCATCCGCATACCACGTCGGCATGGTCTTGCCGCTGTCAAATACTCGCCTCGGTGGAGGCGCAACAGGGTTCATTGGCTCAAGCAGCGGCAGACCCTTCAGCCAGAGACACGTCTTCTTCTCAGCGGCATCTCCAAACATATACGGCTGAATAATCTGCTGTGGCTTCATGTAACACGAACTCATAACCCCAACAGGATTCTCAATGCATATCCGCTTGCACTTGGCACGAGCGATGTACATGAAGAACACAATGGCCTTGTACCTATCCGTGTACCTTTTCTTTGCCGCTTCACCGTACTTCGCAGTATCAAACCACCGATTCCCTGTGCAAGTGAGGTATGTGCATGGCGGGTGCGCGATGATCATGTTCCACTCGCCGTAGATGCGATGCACCCCCCCTAATTCGTCGGTAAATTCACAATTACCATCGAGGAGTGGAATGACATTGCCCTTGATGTGCCATTCGGGATGCCCGCCAGAGCAAGGCTGAGTGTCACAAGAATATGCTTCGTGACCAAGTGCGCGGAACTCTTTGCAGACGGTCTGCGATTCCTCGCAAGCAATCAGCACCTTCATGTCTGAAGCACCTCCCCTGTTTCGGGATTCGTGATCATGCCGCGTTCATCGGCGGTAAGAAGCGGACACCAATAGCCTACGGTGTCAGTGCTGACGATGAGTTCTCCAGTTTTGACACAGTACGGTCTGCTGTACGTCTGCAAGAGTTGGCAATACTTGCAACACACTTTGCCAGGCTGAAAAAATAGGTTTACCCACCGCTCTTCGTAGGATAAGCAAGCGTTCTCAGTGGTTGCCATCGTCTTCCTTGCCCTCGCTTTCCAACGCGATTGTGACCTCGAAGTCACGCGGGATGTGGTAGTCCACCGCTTTGAGGGTCGGGAGCAACTGAAGCACTGTCCCAACATCGGGGATTGTCAAGCCGTGGAAAGTCAGCACGGTGGTGGAGACTTTGATGCTGACAGCGTACTTTGTTTGGGTTACGGGAATGTATGTTGGCATTTCAAATTTCCTTTCCTTCATATATTGGGAGTTTCATCCCAAGATATTCTTCTAAAGCTTTTCGTGGTTCTAACGGCCTCGCGCCGTAGAAATAATGAAATTCATCATGGCAATTTGAACACAAACAAACGCATTTTTTGATTTCTGGTATCAATTCCGATTCACGCTTTGCGGTTGCTGAAGCGCCTATGCAAAACAGCTTTTCGGCAGGGTCAATATGATGGAATTGAATTAAATACAGCCGCGACTCTCCGCACTTTTCGCATGGATGTTTCCATTTTTCGTTGAAAGCTTTTCTTTTTGCACGTTCTTTTTCATGCCATTTGTCTTTATTTCGCATATAAGTATCATGACGTGCTTGTACGTGTGCAGGATCGTTTTTGGTACGTGCATAGAAATCACGATTTCGTTGTTTGATTTCTTCCTTATGTTTCGCCCTTCCACGTGCAGATATCTCTTTTATTATGTCTGGATGTGTTCTTGCGTAAGCACGCGTATTTTCACAAGTACACTTTTTACAAACATGAATTTTCTCAGTTGGCCTTGTCCTGCGTTGATAAAATTCCGAAACTGGTAAGAGTTGACCGCACTGTTTGCAAAGACGAAAGTTTTCTTCCAATCAATCACCACCTAAATTTTCCAGAATTTCCGTATTTTGTCGTCAATGGATTTCAAATCATTGGGTTCTTCATACTCGAACATTCCTTCGGGCGACTTCGCAATGTCCAGACCGTTGCTGTTGGTGATAAACAGATGCTTCTTGTCATCCGTCACACAGTGCAGACAGATTGTGACCATGCCCTCCAAGCACACCTTTTGGTCGAGCAACTTTCCGATTGTCCGCAGCTTGGTGTTGCCGTAGTCGTCGCTCTCCTCGTGCATCATGATGTACACAAGCACATCGTCTGGGAGTTCAGATTTAATGAAGCGAATCAACCCCCACATGGTGTCACCGATGGTGTTATACAGAGCGAATTGGTCTCCCTTCCCGTGACCACGCATGAACGTGTTGGTCATTAGATAACCCGCATCGTCAATCACAGCGACCTTGCACGGCATCGCTTTCAGTTTCGACTTGATAGTCTCCACGTTGTCAGAGCGGAGTTCATACTTAAACTTTTTCGGGAAAGGCATCCGCTTGCCGATCACGTTGACAAGGAAGATTTCATCCTCGCCGAAGTTGGTGAGCGAGCGAGATTTCCCGCTTCCGCTCTTGCCGTAAATCAATATGCTCTCAGCCATATTTCCTCCTTATTTGTTAAATAGTTTGTTCGCTATGGCATACTGCCACAGTTCGTTTTCAGTTTTGAACCTTTCCAACCGACCGTCTGGGTGGCGGATAACCCATTGGAAAGCGCTGTCTTTGTGGAACAGGATATCGAATCCGTTCTCTTTATGAGAGACGACCTCATAGACAAAGCCGTAGTCGTCTGTAAACATCGTCACACTCCCCATTTCAGTGCCAACTTTCTGTATGCCGCATCGACCTCCTCCTGTTTTGGGTTGTCCTGTTTGTTGAACCACTCGCGCATCTCCTCACGGAACAGGCGCTCGCGCTCGGACATCGCGGTTATCTTCATCGCGTCCTTGGTCTTCTGCATCGCTACATCCTCCCTTGACCACGGATAACTGACGTACTTGTACGCACAGGTGTCGCATTGGAATACGATGTGCGGGACAGCGGCTCGCATCTGCGCTTTGTTATAAAAGATGTCTTCCGGGTCTTTCGAGCGCGGATAGAAGATGCGGGAGATGCGACCTTCCTTACAAATAGGACAATGAATGCGCTTGTCACGCTCTCTTGGTTGCTCCTCTGCCCAGGTGTGCGGATAGTTGTCCATGCACAGAATTTTGAACATCCCGCAATCGTATTTCATCTTGTGGCGGACGGTTTCAAGTCGCCCCGCCATCTCGAAGACATCCTCGCACTCATGCATCACGCGGAGAGACATCATGTCCTTCGGAGTGTTCTCAAGTGTGCTGTATGCTTTGATGTAGTCTTGAATCACTTGCCCAAGAAAGGCGCTTGTAAAGCGCTCGATAGTTCGCGGAGTGACATTCTCCACATACGCTTCATGCGGTGTTGGAATCACGGGCGCTTCAAGTTCATTCCACCGCTTACCTCTACCATCTGTAGGCATTGTCTTCCTCCTCACGTTCGAGGTATTCATCAGCGGTGACTTCCTTCGTACATTCGCTGCACCCGACCACATCGTTGTCGATGTCGAGAACCAAGTAGTCGTACATCTCCGACCCACAGGCTGGGCAGCTTATGTACTTCGGCGGTGGTGGCGGCTCAAGATTGTGATCTTTCAGCGCTGAGTAACCTCCCACGCGAATCCCTCCTTTCCGTTTTCCCTTCGATATAGATTTTGTGAGCAAAGTCGCTCCACTCTTCCACAGTCCATCCAAGGACTCGCGCTATCCGCACCGCCTTGTCCGCTCGTGGAATGACGCTTGCGGTTTCATACTGGCAGAGCATGGAGTATGAGATATCAGCCTTGTATGACAACTGCATCAGCGTGATGCCCTTCTCACAGCGGCGGAGTCTCAGCGCCGCGCTCCAAGCGTCCTTGATGTCGTGAGTATAGTTCTCGTTTGAGCGCATCTGCCTCCTCCTCTCGTTTGCGGATTAACCAATCCTTGTTCCGCAGTTTGCTTTGTGCGTCGGCAAGCGTGAGTCTCAGCAACTCATTTTGCTTCTGCATCTCGGTGATGATGTCGTGGAACTCGGCCTTGCTTTTTGCGAGTTCTTTCTCGGCGGTCTCAGCACGATGCCGATACTCAAGTGCTTTTTCTACCGTCAT